GTATCAGGCAAACCCTTTTCATTTATAAAAGTAAGAATACCACGTTTAGCAATAGATTTCCAATTAATATATTGAACATCTAACATTGCTGTATTTTCTAAACCATAACGATCACCAGACGGAGTATAAACAAATTCACCATTACGAACAACAGCACCTGAAGTAGGAAGTCTTTGACTACCCATTCTGGTTTCTAATTGTTTAATAATACCTTTACCGTAACGCTCTATTAATTGAGGTCCCCAATTATCTATAATACTAGCTAAAGACCATTGCTTAGTAACAATACTAGCTTGAGCATCTTCTGCATATCTACTATCGTCATTCCAACCAATTACAGTTACATCTTTAGGATCAAGTATACTATACTGAACATCATCATAATTAATGCCTTTCATCGCATAAACTCTACCAAAGACTAACCAATAGTAAAATGCTTTTTGATACTTCTCTTTTAATAATAGTTGTGATTTTAAAAGCTCAAGACTTTCACTACCATACTTAGCTCGTTTCTTAGTATAATTAAGAATAAATTCATCCTCTAAGTCTTTCATACCTGGTATCTCTTTTGAGTCCATACCAGTATCCATACCTAGACTATTTAATTCGTTAATAAATTGTTGCTGTAAAATTCCTTCAAAGAATTGACTACGAGCTACTTTAAATTCATTAACTACTTCCTCATTCTTAGCGTATACTTGTTGTGTATCTGGTCGTTCAAGACGTTCTCCAATATAACGTTCAAGAATAGGTTTGATAATATCATAATTCCTAATTCTTGCTGGATAGCGTTTATAATCAGGATTATCTGTATTAAAAGGATTTTCAATATATTTGTACTTGTTAGTACTAATCTTTCCTTCAGCTACAGATTCTAGTTCTTGAAAAATATCAATATCTGCTATATGAGGTGAAGCTTGTTGTGACCAGTAATTATAATTAGCTATAATCCAATCTGGTACTTTTTTATGTGGGGCTATTTTTAATTTCTCACTTAGAGAAATATACTGACTAGGATAACCATTCATTACATTATTAGTTTTAATTATTTAGTAACTTTAAAAATGAGCACGCGTAAAGAAATCATCTACTTCTTTAAATGTATCTTCAGTTTCTGTTTCTCTTTCTTCTATTTCTCTAATCATAAATTGACCTACAATACAAGCAGAAACACAATCAAAGTTACCATCTTTATTCCATCGTAATAACTCTTTCAATAAACGTTTACAGTATATATACTCTATAAACGTAGTTTCAATATTAGTTTCTTGATTTTTACTAAATACTGAACTAAGCATATCTTTAAGCATACGAGCACCTTCCGCTTTACGTCTAAAGTTTTTACCAATAGATAAACCATAATTTCTACCTGTCTTACCACTAAGTTCTTTAAGTGTTAACATTTCAGGTTCTTCCATTAAATAACGTAAAGCTTTATGATGTTTAAAGTAAGGATAAACATCACCTCGGTCATTCTCAAAAAGTAAACCATCTATTGTATTATAATACTTACATAAAAGTAAAAGTTGAGAGTTATAACCATCAGTTGTATCAGGTCTACCAATCCAACTAGCTACTATACGATCACCTTTACTCGGAGTAAATCCGTTTGCTTTTTCGTATACATAAGCAACACCAAGAGAATCTTTAATAGTAATTTGAGTACTATCTTTATCAGTTGCATACGGATCATGCCAAATATAGTATAATCCTTTGGGTACAACTGAATTTACTTTCCCAGTAAAAGAGAATGGATCATGAGGATCAACATAAGATATAGTATGTGGACTAAACCATTCAACTACACAACCATGCATATCCATATCTCTACTTAAAGCTTCAGGTGTATCATTAATTGGTAGATGATAAGGTTTACCTTGTAGTTTTAATTCTTCGTTTGTAATTAAACGAATACCACTAGTTGTTTCTTCTAATCTTCCACAACGACCAATTGATTTAAGTACAGGGTCTATATCTAAACGATCAACTTGCATTTGTAGTCTGCCCGCTAAAGCAGAAAAGATATTATCACCTTGTCTGTTCAAAGCTTCAGCAGGAGTAGTAGCTCTTTCAGCAGACCATTGCTGGAATTGACTAGCAGTTTTACTATTACGTGCTCTTTCTGTTTTACGTAAATGGAATTGTTTACCGGCTTCTATATCTGTATTACCATCTTTATCATAAACTAGATTTTGAAGTTGACCAAAGAATAAAGCAGCTTCTGTACCTTCTTTATTAATATCCCAAATATTATCAAACGGTAAAGCTTCAAAACTAATAGGTTTATAAAAAGCACTACGAAGTGGACCATAATCTCCATCTTTACTACCAGCAGTACCCCAATAAGTGCTATGTCCAAGTTTGTATCCTCCAGCTTCAGCTGCCGAATATGCAATTTCTCTTGTTTGTTGTAGATTAGGAAACGTACCTGTTTCTTCCCATTTAATCTTTTTAGCCATTTTACCACGTAAACAATCTGGATTATCCATAGCAGAAAAACAAGTAATACTACTTAGGAAACCATACTCTTCTTGATCGCCAGTAAATGTAAATCCAAACTTAATATGATCTTTAGTTTTACTAAGTGTACGTTTACGCCAGTCTGTATATTTTTGTTCAAAGTTAAAATACTGTTGAACTAACGAAAAAAGACCACCAGAAGCTGTAAGATATTTCATATCATAAGCTACTAAAAAGATACTAATAAAAGGATTCATGTAAACTTCATCCCAAGCATCCCACGCACCTATATAACTAAAACCTTTACGTCGGGCTTTAACTACAACCATATCTAATCCAATACGTTCACTAAAATCTTGAGCAACCCAATAATGAAAGTGACCATCCCAGAAATCCATAAAGTCATGTGTAATATCAGCAGTTTCGTTTACTTTGATTTTACTAAATAGTTGTTCCATTTCTTCATCAATCCCTAGTCTTTTACGTTGATCTAACGTAGCAGTATTAGCATCTAATATAGTTAGATCATCAGGATCAGCAGTACGAAGAATGGGTCCGAAATTCATAAGACCTACCATTTTACCAGGAATCCAAAGAGGTTGCAAATCTTTATCTGAATTACCTCCAGATTTATCTAATTTACAATTAACTACCATTCCATGTTTACGTCGATATTCCCATCTATCCCACCACCTCGAAAAAGCAATAGGATCAGTTTTAGGATCAATATCATTGTAAATACCGTATTTTTGAAAATGCCTACTTGCTTCTTTAATTATATCGGTATTAGCAAAAGTAATATCTTCAGTACGATAAAGCCCAGTCTTTTCAAAGTTATTAGCTACCCACCTAAAAGAATGTGCTGGATTATTATTCGCTTTCTCTTCTTCAAGCGTAGTACTAAAAGGATTCATAACATCGTTTCTAATTTAATATTTTATAATAGTTTTATTTCTTATTACACTAGGTACAAAAAAAGCCCGACAGTTAGACCGCCGGGCTGAAATATACCAAATCCTCACATCCAATTCCTTTATACGTTGTTTTGAGCTGTACCAGTGAATTTGACTATCAATCCCATACTAATGGTCAGATACTAAATTCAGGTTGCTGAAAACGGTGTATTTCGCCTAATCGCCAAGATAATAACCGGGCAACCTCAGCTTTCTTATAAGCAATCTTATAAAATTCAGGTTCATGTTCTTTACGAGTAATACCATCAGCTTCATACAGCACTTCTCCATCGTTAGATAGATGTGGTCGTATATGACAAAGTAAAGTACCTACACTTTTTAATCCCCATAGTTCACATATATAAGTATATAGTGAAAGTTGAAGTGTGTAAATATTACCTTTACATAATGGTAGTTTATTTAATGGAAAAAGAAAACAATCGTTACGTTTAATAAACTCACTAGTTTTAACTTTACGACTACGATCAGCGTTCCATTCTTTCTTATAATAGCCAGCTTCCCAAGTTAACTTATCTTTATTAGTTTTCCAATCAATAATAAGAAACTTACCATTTTTAACTAATAATAAATCAATTGTTCCAGCTACTTTATGAATACTAGAATATATACGTTTCTCTGCATACGCTATCCATCCAGCTTTAATATAACGAGCAATTTGCTCATAAATAGTAGGATACATTAAACGTAATGGACTAGCTTCCAGCTCTTCCATATTAGTAACTTTATAAGCAAAACCTAAAGAGTTACTACGTTCGTATATCTCGTGTACATTTACATAATTTGTGGTAGCAAATTTATTAATACAACCTTCAAGGTAATCATGTTTATTAGTACCCCATTCACAAGCTAAATCTTTTTCTTCTTCCCATTCAGCATTAATACTAGCTGCTGATTTGTTTAACGGTATAACTCCGTTGTAAAGAGCATCTAATCCAAATTTAATCCTTTTACCTCTAAATGTAACTTCGATACTATCATGTTCTAAAAAAGGTCTAGGCTTATATATACCTACTTGATCTACAGCTCTATACATAGCCCAAAATCTTGCAGGATACTCAGGCTCTACACTACCAATTAAAGTAGTAACACTAATATAAGGAGCACCAGTTTCATCAGTATAAGTATGCGGTCCAGGATCAAACGTAATAGTACGTTGTTGCATTGTCATAATTCATTATTTTATTACTGCACGAAAAGCGTTACAAGTTTTACAATTAGGATCAGAACAAAGGTGATCTTTAACAAATTGTTTACTTATCTTATTATCTCTAATTGCCTCTTCAACTTCTCGTACTGCTTTAGTTCTAGTTGTTTGTGGTATTAGTTGTTTCTTTTTATCGCCTTTCATGAGTTCTAATTTAATTAATTAATAATTAAAGTTAAGAAATCTTTCCCAGTAATAGGAATATTACTGGTTAGTATCATTATCTATTACCCGAAATATCTTCTCTATTACTGGGAAGTTCTCTATTGTTCAAATCACCACCGCCAGTTATCCGACGGCTATTAGTCATTTCAAATCTAGCTTTATCTTGAAGTTTATCTATTTTTTCAATAGCTTGTTCAAGACTAACTGTAAATTTTTGAGCAGCAGAGATATTACTTTGTAACATCTTATTAATCTCACTAATACTTTCTAATAATGTTGCATCAGTTTGTCCTCCTAATTCAAGAGTTAAACTTTTCTTAACATTAATAAGTTTTTCATTCTCTTCAGCAAGTCCTTCAAAGTAATTACTACTTTGTTGCATATTACGTTTAAGAGAAACAAGAATCTTAGTAGTAGGTGACATTTCTTGCTGTAGTTCAATATACTTATTACAAGCATCAAGAACTATCTCATCAGGAACATAACCACGTTCTAACCCAGCAGCCTCAACAGCTTTATGATGCCGTTCTACTTCAGTTAAACTATGATAAGGATTAGCTCCAGTCCAGTCGGCCATAAAGAATATATATAGTAGTTCTCGTTTGTTCTGCAACTTGTACCGACCTTGTGAGTCGCCTTGTACCTTTCGCAGTTTTGACATTACCGCTTTAAATTCTCGTATGGCCCCAAACTCATTCTCCAGGAACTCTATTGTTCCTTGTAGTACATCAACTTTAAATAGTTTCATTTGTAGTAGTTATACTTTAGTAA